TCAATGTCGCAAAAATTAATTAAAACAAATTCATCTATTCCTGCATTTACCAAGACAGGTAACTTTACAGTATCGACTAGTCAGCAAATTTATGTATTGGTTGATGGTTCTGTTTTATCTATATCATCAGGTACAGTAGTATCAATGCCAACAACTTCAACTGGCACTGATTATGCAATATGGGCTAACCCTAATGGAACTGTGCAAGCTACAAATAACTTTGTAACACCACCAAATACAGGCTCAACCAAGATTGGTGGTTTTCACTATGCCCCTGGTGGAAATGCAGCAGCTCAGTCAGGTGGTAACTCAACTGCACAGATTAACGAGTATTCATTTTGGGATTTAAAGTATAGACCTGCTTGTGATGACCCTCGTGGCATGACTTGTGTTGCTGGTAGTTTTTGGTCAGATATTTATTTATTAAATAACAACCCTGATGTAAACGGGACGTCAAGTTACGGGAAACCTATTGCAGATGGTAGTACACCACCTGTTATTCCTTCAGCACTTGGTGGAAATGGCTCAACAACATACGGTAGCTTGACTTGGTTTGAAGCCATGTCTATTGCAGCGGTTTACGGTAAGCGTGCATTTACACAATCTGAGTTTATGGCAGCTTGTTATGGCGTGACTGAAGCAACATCTCGTGGTAGTGACCCAGTTAATACTGGCCTTGATTCACCAAGAACATCACGTTGGGGCGTTATGCAGGCCACTGGTAATTTGTGGATTTGGGCGCAGGATAGAGGTGGTGCATACAATACAAGCGGATGGAATGCTAATACAGAAGGTTTTGGTTCTGAATATAATGCTCCAAATGCTTCGCTACTTGGTGCGGGCTGGTCCGATGGCGTGGACGCTGGTTCTCGTTCTTCGATCTGGCACATTTCAGCTTCGCACTCGAGCAACGGCGCCTTCTCGTTGCGTGTCGCTTGTGACCACCTGCAACTTGATTAACGAGCGTAAGCGAGTGGTATGATTAAAGATACTAATAATCAAATGCTGATAGTGGAGAAGTATGAACGCTTAATTCACTATCTATATCCAATATTACAAAGCATTCCAAGAAAACATGGGATTGCCAGAAACATGGTTTTAGAAGATTTACTATCTGTACCATCCATCATGATTATTGCTGGTAAAACAAGGCAAGTTAGTAAGTTATATTTAATTGACGCACAGCTATCAACTTTGCGATACTGGATGCGATTTCTTGTAGTTAAAAAATGCATGACAAGCCATCAAGAACAAACGGCTCAAGCTATTATGTCTGAGGTTGGCTCGATACTTGGCGCATGGATTAAAAGCAAGAAATTACAGGGGTAAAAATGGGCAATGCTTCGCTACTTGGTGCGAACTGGAACAATGGCGTGAACGCTGGTTCTCGTTCTTCGAACTGGAACAATTCAGCTTCGAACTCGAACAACAACATCTCGTTGCGTGTCGCTTGTGACGATTTTTTATTCGGTGGGTAATATGCTACGGCGTTATCCCCCGACCTACATGGTCAGCCATTTTTATCCTCCTTCGGGGAATACATTTCTAGGTTCGGTAGAACACCGAGTAAATTATTGAAAGGTGGTGCCCACTTTATGACAAAAAGAAAAGGGAACTTATTTGACAAAATTGTCGATATGGATAATCTTAGGCAAGCTTTTAGAAAAACATCTAATGGTAAGAAAACAACTATTGGATACTTACGTTTTAAAGAGTATGCAGAGCTTAATTTATTGCAAATACAGCAAGAGCTTATTAGTGGTGAGTACCAGTTAAAGCCTAGTAGAAAGTTTTATGTTTATGAACCAAAAAAGAGGTCTATAGAGGCTTTGGAGTTCAGTGATAGGTTGGTACAGCATGCTTTATGTAATGTGATAACTCCAATATTCGATAATACCTTCTTACCAAACAGTTATGCTTGCAGAGAAGGTAAGGGAACTCATGGCGGCGTTAAGTTTATACAAAGTAAGCTACGAAAAGAAAACTATCAGTTCTTTCTAAAGACAGACTACAGTAAATATTTTGCATCTATTGTAATACCTAGGCTAATGCAAGAAATTGAAAAGAAGATCAAGTGTACAAAAACATTAAATCTTCTTCGATTGATTTTAGGCGATGGTGTTGGAGTAAAGATAGGTTGGCTTACCAGCCAGTTGTCTGCTAATATTTATGGGAATATACTTGATAAGTTTTTGTTCTATGAACTAGGTTTACGCGACTGGGCAAGGTACATGGATGATGTGGTTATACTGGGCAATTCCATAGAGGAGCTTAGAGAGTTGCAAAAGAAGATTGAAAAGTTTTCTTTAGATGAAATGAGTATGAGTTTAAGTCACTGGGAAACTAGTAACACAATCCGAGGAATTAACTTTCTTGGATATCGGATATGGAGAGATTATAAACTCATTCGTAAAGATTCTGTGCAACGAGCAAAGAAAAAGATAAAAAGCTACACAAGGCAAAATGATTTAGAGGCACTGCGAAAGTTTAAAGCATCTTGGTTAGGCCATGTTAAATGGAGCAACGCACACAACTTAAAAGTAAAACTCGAACTGGAGATTTAAAATGACAATAATTAACACAAAAAAAGATTTAGATACGCTAAAAGGTACAGATGAATATGTACAGTTTTTAGATAAACTAAAAGGCTCATTGTTTAATATAAGAAAAGATGATAACCTGGGTAAATGGGTTGCAGATGAAAGCAACGAACTAATTGAACAGTATGGGTTTACTCGTGCAGACTTTGAACCAATTGAGCAACCTATTCTACCTAATTATGTTTTTGTTGACCATGAAGCTCAAGAAAAGGTATCTGAAGCTAAATCGTACCTAGCATCAACAGACTTTTACTTTACAATTGATAAATATACTCTCTTAACAGAAGAACGTAAGGCAGAGCTTACACAGCTACGTGAAGATGCTAGAACATTAATTAACTTATTGGAAGGCTGATAAATGCACACAGTTGACTTGACACGAACAGGAAGTTATAACGGTGTAACAACACGCGAAAAGAAATTTAAGCGCCGTTATGATATGTTTAACGATAATTATCGCGATCAGATAGAGCTTCGTTTAGGTCAGGTTTATACTGCCTTTCGTGAGTTAAAACTGGACGTACAGTTACATCACCAAACAAACCTATATAAACAGATTGTTAATAAAATCAGCCAAGTTTACTCTTTTGGAGTTGAGCGTGAATTCGATAATGAAGCACACTCAGAACTATACGAAGCGCTAAGAGTTGACAAGGTAATGGCTCAGGCTAATACCTATCTAAACGCCTTTAACGATATCCTGGTACAAGTTTCATACGATGATGAAAAACAGCAACCAAAATTAATGCTTCGTTTACCACATCGTACTGAAGTTGATTATAAAAACGGCGAGATGCATTCGGTATCTTATTTCGTTGATTACCTTGATGATAATATTGAGCGATGGGCCTATTGGTCAGCAGATGAGCATTATTACATTATGAAAGGTAAAGGCGGTGAGCAAACTGTTGTAGCTATCAATGGCAATGAAGAAAAGGTTAATCCGTTTGGACGTTTGCCGTTTGTTGCTATGCATAACGGTTGGCGCGATGAATCATTCTTTGATGCTTACACGGGTGACGATATGGTTAACAGTACGATTGAAATATGCGTACATTTAACATTTTTAAACCATATTATCAAAACGCAATCGTTTAAACAGTTGGTTGGTAGCGGTGACAACATCACAGGGCTAACAGGTCAATTAAGCGATCCGTTAAGCGTGCTGACTTTATCCGGTCAAAATACCGAGTTAAGCGTCCTGGATATGCAGTCAAACTATGAGCAGCTTCACAAGGTAATACAAGAGCTAGGAAATAACTTGGCGGTTTCTTATGGTGTATCGCCAAACCAGTTTAGAATGACAAGCGCACCATCTAGCGGTTTTGCTTTGCAGATGGAAAACTTGCAGGTTGATAAGTTTGTACAGTCACAACAGGCAGACTTCAAACACTATGAGCAAGAGATATACGACTTGATTAAATTGGTTGTTGGTGCTTACGAGGGTGAGCAGTCAGGCGACATGCGTATTTCATTTGCTAAACCTAGCTATCCTGAAAGCCGTGACACTAAACTAAATAACGATGCTAAAGCAATTGATATGGCTATTTTATCGCCACAGGATATTGTAGAGCATATGGGTGTTTCTGAAGATGAAGCGGCTCAGATTGTTGCGGATAACATCAAGGCACGGAATGAGTTATATAACAAGGTAAGCGGATCAAACTTACCGCCAACAGCTTCGGCTTTAGGTGTTTAAATGAATCGTTTATCTGACTTTCAAGGCCACCCAGTTGAGCAACTATTTTTAGAAGTTCAAATGGGCCAGGTTTTGGGCGCTAGTATTGTATGGCAGTCAGCATATAGTGATAGTGTAACCACTACTGAAAAAATGATATGGACTGGAACAGGTGATTATGTTTATCCTGTAACAGCTCAACAGTTGGACGTTGCATCAGATGATAATAACGACACTCAGGTTATATACATTAGCGGGCTTGATGCAAACTGGAACGAGGTTAGCGAAACGATAACTTTAACCGGCACAACATCGGTTCAAACGGTAAACAGTTATATTAGAGTTAATCGCGCTCATAATATGGGAATGATTGACTTGCAGGGCGAGGTTACTGGTTTAAATGGATTAGATGCAATATTTCAAATCGACTCAGAAATGCAAAAAACATCGATCGCAAGTTATAGCGTTCCAGCAGGTAAAACGGCGTATTTAT